ATGGCTGAAAATGAGCGGACACCCGATTGCGAAAACGGCGCAGCGTTAAAAGAAGCCGTCTGCATAGATGCCATGCGCATTTACGATTCCTGTTCAGAATAACGAGATGCAAGCTATATGGTAGGTTAAAACGCCACAATAACCCGATACCTCTCATCAAGCACTTCACCGGTATTGCCCCGCTCATCAAGCTGCCAAGCGGTACGCACAGAAAACAAGAACACATGCACGTGGTCGGTATGTACGGCGACGGCATAGACTGCCACGGTCGAAAGCGTTGTACTTGTTTGCTTATCGTCGTATGAAAGCAAAAGCGTCGCGTTGTCGAGGTCATTTTCAAGCGGCGTGTGCCCTACACGTTCAGCCCAACGGTCAAATTTTGTTCTAATCTGCTCTTTTGTCATAGCTACCCCTCTTTTGACATATCATAGCAGATTTTCATGCTTTTGTGAACCACCGTATTGACATTACACTGACAAGCTTGTATACTGAGTCTGTAAATCTGTCAAGCGCCCCGCGGCTATCCATTCTTCAGCCCGGGGCGCTGTTTTTCTGAAAATAAAAAAAGGCGCAGAGCCTGCTCGGAAATCCCGGCAGCCCTGCGCCTTTTGCTTTATGTATTTACTTTTAGACCTTCTTCACCCAGTCGAGCGAGATCCAACCGCCGGCTTTGAGACGGCCCCAGCCCTTGGCGGAGCCGGGGCCGCTGCGCTCCTCAACAATCGTATAGCGCAGCGTGTCCTTGATCTGGCCCCGCACGCCGTAATTTGTGCCCGGGCCCTTGCGGATGTTCAGCGGGTCACGGCAGTTTTTGCGAATGAGATAGGGGGTAAACTTGCTCGCGACGGGCGTTTTTGCCGGCTCCATATAGCGTTTCACCATGTTCAAAAAGCGCTGCCAGCCCTTGTCGAGCGTTCTGTGCGGGCAATATTTGCCGTCGAAGTCTTGGTGCTTCTTCACGTGCGAAATGTCCCATTTGCGCTCGGTGAGCAGCTTTGCGATATACTCTGCGGCGTTCTTTTCGGCTTTATCGAAACGCGTGCCGCCCGAAAGCGAATAGCAAATCTCGATATGAATACCATGTGCATTGCCATCACGTTGGCCCGCTGCGAATGCGCCCTTGTCGAGCGGAATACCGACAACAATCTCCTTGTCATCGACCGCCGCGTTAAACGACGTAGAGCTGTCGTTGCGAATCATATACGCGACTTCATTCGCGGCAGAAGCATCATTCGCCGTGTTATGGACGACGATATACTTCATGTCCTTCGCGCAGGACTCCACCGGCACTTTCAAATTATATTTGCTCTGGCTAAGTAAATTTTGTTTGATCGGTACCATTTTTATTCTCCTTTTCATTTTTCTTGCATTTTTCTTATGATGTGATTTAGGTCGGCACGGCCGGATACACTTACGCTGTCGGCGTCGGTAAGCAGGGTGTTTGTGCCGCTTAACGCGGGGATGGGCTGTGCGCCGGTTGCGGTGAAGGACACAGGCTTCGCCAGCTTGTAAGCAATTTGTACGGGCGTTCCGGCGGCGTATTGGGCGGCAAGGTAGGCTTTCCAGGCATCAGTATCATCCGGGATTGTGTCGCCCCATCTTACACGGATACAGCCCCACACAATAGCACATCCCTGCACGGTATTGGTGTTAGCGACATCCGCATGAGGATAGTGGCTGCAAATTTCGTTGTTTTTCTGCGGCGCTGCATTGACAGCGTTCGGAATTTTTGACGATACATAGTACCAATCGGTTTTATTGTCCAAAAGCTTGCCCGATACCGTCCATTTTTCTGCCCCATCAAGCGTTACTAATCCCCATGTTTCCGCAACCTCACCGCTCACCGCGTCCACCTCACCGCCGTAGATGGTAGAGGAGAAGGTGAGATGGCGCGTTAGACCATCCTCTTTTCGCTCCACCGTCACGCCGTCCCGTCCCTTAATCGGGCGGACATTATCAGGGGATGGCTCACCGCTCCCCTCCTGCGTAGGCCCCCAGCTGACAGTCGCATCCAAAGGATACCCCGCCACGGGATAGCACACAACGGGGTTTCCGGTCTCCTCGATTGGAGGACATAAGGTGTCCACGATCTGCTTGCTGCTCCATGGGCTTGTGGTGGTGATGGCTGTGTCGTCAATTTTAGGTATTTCGTCAAGCCGCTCCTTGATTTTTTCTGCGTCTGCGCGGACGCTCTTGGCAATCTCCTCTGCATTACTCGCCGCCGACAAAATCTGCTGTACCACGTCCGGCGTAGGCTCGGCGGGTTCTGTGCCGCTCGCACCAGAGGACGGCGCCACCTTGTACAGTACGTCGACCGCAATCTGTCGCACGCCCTCCTTGTAGCCCGCGAATACGATCTCGCCCATGCCCTTTTCCGCCGTGGCTTCGATCGGCACGCCGATTTGATTGTTCGCGCCGACGCGCACCTGCACCGCAGCCCCGACCGGCGGGTGAAACGCCGCTAAAATATCGTACTCCGCCCAAACACCCTCGCGAATGATCGTCAGCATCTCCATGCCGTAGCTGCCCGCCGTGCCAAGATATAAGGGTTGCTCCTTGCAGTACGCGGCGTATTGTTTGAGGATGATTTCATGATTATTTTTCATCTGCATTATCTCCTTTACTTACGGTGTTCTTCAATCTCTCCAACAGTTTAGACAGCCGCGGAAAACCCGGCACGCCGATGGCCGCAAGGTTTTCCATGACGGAAATGAGCTCGTTGACGATGAGCCAGATCGCGACCAGCAGGCCGCAAAAAAGCTCGATGTGCAGGTCGATACCTGCCTGCACCAGAGCGCCGCGCAGCAGATAATCCACACCCGCGCCGACCGCCACCATCGCCATGTAGCAGAGCTTCTTCAGGATGCCCTTGATGCCGATGCGCGAGCTGAGCTGCGCCGTCATGTAGGCCTTCACCATGCCGGTGACGTAATCGATCACCATCATGCACAGCAGCACGAGCACCGGCGCGGCCAGCTGACCGAAGTATGCCGCGACCCCCGCCCCAACGACTGCCGTTACGGATTTAAGTACAGTTGCTTTGTTCATTTTTGTCCTCCTTTTATTGTTGCTTAAAGTTTATCCAGCCACACCGGCGGCGCGGGGATTGTCCGCGTCTCCGGCGCATCAAGCCAAGAAAGATACCAGTCTGCAAGCTCGGTTTTTTGCTCGTCCGTGAGCAGGCCATACCACAGTTCGCCGCGATTGATGTACGCAAAGCACTCAGTTTCGCGGCGCTGCCGAATAGCGGTTATCTCCGCCGCATCCGCGTCGGCCTTGAGCTTATCTGCATCGAGCACGAGCACACCGTCTGCGAGCTTGTATGCCTCCGGGTGCTGCTTAAAGTCCTCCAGCAGCTCATCTGGTGCCTCTATCTCGATGCCGTCTACAAGCCCGCCGATGAGCGCATAGCTCGCGATATAGCCCTGATCGTTTAAAGTTATCTGCATTGGCTCACTCCTTGTATCGGCATACGCCCCAAACCCACGCGATTGAGCCGCCAGAAGGATTACTCAAAATCGTTATGGACGCATTGGAAGCAGATGAATCGCATTGATAGGCAAGCCATTTATCTGCGCTTGTAAGCCTCATGTGCGTGCCCCATCCAACCGGGATTATTTGCGTTATTGCATCTTCATTGCTTCCTGCCCAACCGCCAACGATTAAATACGCGTATTTCGCGCCATTTGTAATGGTTGCTTTGCCTGTTTTTAGGCTGCCCTCCCATAATGTCTCCGCTGCGAATAAGGCGCGCATGCCTACTTTGTCGATGCTTTCGAGCCATCTTTCGCCCCATTCGCCCATATCTTTGACATATGCCCTCGACCACATTCGCCCGTGCACGGGATATGCCTCATGCAACTCGACTACTATGCCTGATACGCCTTTATCTGGCAGCCATATTGGATACGTGTGGCGGAATGCTATAAAAGCCCCCGATTTTACTGGGCTATTCTTAAGCGCGCTTGCATCATCGGTGCGTATCACGCAGTCATAATTTGTCATCGAGCTGTACGGGTCGCTTGACGTATAATTTATGTTGAGCAGATCAGTAATCTCCCGGTTGTAGCCACCATCCGACATGCCGCCATCTACCTTTAAGTTGCCCCGAATCCGCGTATGCCAGGCAATATCCAGCCAGTTCGCGAGCTCGGCTACTTTGCCGATGGCCGCCCCTGCGCTGCGCTTGAAGGATTGCAGCACACTTTTTGTAGACAGAGTGCGCTGGATAAGTAAGCTGTTATACTTGTCCGCCACCGTCACGAGCACGTCGTAGGTGGTAGACGCGCCTATATTTCCGCCGCCGAGCACGGTTTTGCCGTTGTTGGTAACGTCCGCCGCGGTGCCGTAACTGCTCTCGGACTGCTTTTTGTATCGAGCTGTAATGTTCAAGATGTTGCCGGTGATTGCACTGTAACTCGCGTTGATCTCCACGGCAAAATAGGTGCCTGCCTTTTTGCGGTTGCCGTCTGCATCGCAGCGGTACACGTCACACACCGCTACGCCGGGCTTTGTGTAGTCTATGACGCTGATTGTGCGCGTAGTGCTGGCTTTCCGGCCGCGCGAATCCGTCACCGTGGCCGTGAACGTGACGTTGCCCGCCGAAGCCAACGTGCCGGTTGTCAATGCGCCATTTTTGGCCGTCCATCCGCCGCCGGTAATCGTGTACGAGGTGATGCTGCTGCCGTATGCGCCGGACGCTCCTGAAAGCGTCAGCTTTGCTTTGCCCATGCCTTTTACGTATAGACCCGTGCCGCTTGTGTCTTCGGCGAGCGCTGCCGAAAGCGTGCCCGCCGACGGAACTACGCTGCCGGGGACGGTGAGCGTGATGCTTACGGACTTTGTGCCGAGGAGCGTGCTGCCGGAATATGTATCGCAATAGATTGTACCGCTGCCTGCCGTGGCGGACGGTATTTGATTTGCGAGCGACACCGGCGGCGTCCAGCTCACGCTGCTTGCAATGCCCGTGGCAATCGTTCCGGACGCCCCGCCGAACGCGTAGCGCAGTGTGTGCCTGTAGGCGTTGTTTACCGCAGGCGTGTTGATCGTCACGGCCTTGCCCATCTCTACGGTTGCAGCACTTAAACTCGGCTGTGTTGCGGGCTCCTGCCACGCGACTTCCAGCGTGACCGCGCCCCAGACGAGATACTCCGAAGCCGTCGCTGAATAAATACAGAATGTGTCCTCGCCCGCCGCTATGTACGAGCTGAAGAACGTCGGTGTGAAGCTCAAACTCTCCGCGGCATATGCATGGAACCAGCCCGAAAGCGTGCCAATCTGGTTGCCGGTCTTGTGCCCCGCGCCGAGCGACGTGTTGATGCCGCCTTGCGATGCCGAACGGAAGAAATGCGCGGTCTTCTGCGCGTTCTGGCCGCCTGCGCGGTTCGTGACCGTAATTTTGACGCTGTTGATGATTTTACCTTTTAGGTTCGAGAGGCCCGGAAAGTACATGACGCCCGTGCGTGCCGAACCCGCGCCCCACGTGCGGCCGTCGCCCTGCGCGCATGTACCCGCATTGCCCCACCCATAGGTGTGGTCGTAGTAGTTAAGCTGGGCTTTATAGCTGTTTTTGCCCATCAGTCGTCCCCCTCAAACTCAAGATCAAACGTGTCGGCCTCCGCGTTATAACGCCACATATACAAGCCCGTGTCCGCGTTGCCGAAAGACAAGCTGCCCGTGATATGCGCATCCGTGATATAAAGCATACGATTGGAGATATACGCAATGGTTTGACCGTTTTCGACAAATTCGAGCCGGTCGTTGGAAAGCACCGCCTGTATGGCGCTGTCGCTGCGGCCGAGCGTAATTCGCGCCCCTTCAAAGCGGATATACTGTTCTAAAAGCCGCTGGTTTTCTGCTATTGTGCCGTTTGTGCTGTCAATGAGATTTGTCACCTGCGTAAAGCGGTATTCAAGCTGATCGCTCCACTGGGTGATGAGCAGCTGTTTAACGCTTTCAAGTTCCTCTGTCGAGACTGCGGTATCTTGTAAACGTCCCAGCGCGTCATACACGTTTTCGGTGGTGGTCGTCAGCTCGGTGCGGGTCTCCGTTACCGATGCCGTGATGCTGTCCATGTCCTTCCGCGCGTCGACCTTGTAATCGGTGAGTTCCTGCTGTACTTTGTCAGTGCGCTTGTTGGTCTCGTCTCGCACAAGCTCGAGCTGCTCCCCTAAGTCTTTCCGTGCGTCGACTTGCTGCTCTGTCATCGTGCGGTATGAGGTGCCGAGCGTGTAGGTTGCGTCCCCCGGTTCGTCCACCGGCAAATCGATCTCGGATACAAGCATCGATATGGGCGTTGCGCTGTCCGGAGCCGAAAACAGGATCATGTCGCCGAGCTTAATGCGCTCAACGGAACTGTCCACAAGATGCAAATCTACTGCATCTACCTCAATACTGCCCTGCAAATACTTCGCGGCCTCGAGGTCGGCATAGCCTTCACGCAGGAGGTTTTCGGCGAGCGTGATGTCATTATGCACGACGACCTTATAAATCCAGCCCCATTTTGCCACCGCGTCCGCATCGTAGATATAATCTTTTCCGTCGTTTGCCGCAGCGATTGTAAGGCGCGGTGTTACTGTGCCCACCTTGTCCTCGTCGAGCTGCGCACCGAGCGGAATAATGGCCGTCGCAACGTCCTCGCCGCGCACGGTGTGCAGCATGTCGAGCAGGTTTGTGCTTGCGGTAATCCGCTGGCTGTTTACGTTGCCGTACTCCTTTAGGTAATCCAAATACCGTGTGCCATCTTTGCCGTATCGTATCACAAGATAGCCACCCAGACGGTTAAGGAGCTTATCTTGCAGCGCGTCCATGGTGCTTTCGTAGTCCGATTGCCGGTACACGTTGTCGGTGCTGTTTGTCACGGTGACTTGTCCCACGGTAAAGCGTCGACTTTCGTCCACCTGTGCGTTATGCAGTTCGATAAGCTTCGCAAAGTATGCCGCCACCGTCATGTCATGGTACACCGTCAGCGGCTGCACGCTGTCGTTTAGGTAAGCGAGCTCACCCTCGACCTCGATTTTCCGCGTGCTGCGCAAATCCCACTCGTCGTTGAGCGCACGCCCGCGGAACAAAATTGCATCATCCTGCCACAGCGTTACCACCGTATCGAGTTTTGCGATTTTGTCTGTGTGCGGGTGCGTCAGCGGCACCGAAAAGGTGAGCAGACCGGCTTTGTTCACGGCCGTTTTGCACGTCGGCGAGATGAGCTTTAAATCCGGGCTGCGGGGATCGTATAACGTATAGGTTATACCGCTGCGGTTTTTCGCCGTAATTTTGAACACTTACAACACCTCCTCACGCCAAGTCAAAATGACGTTGCCCGTGCCGGTCACGGTGACGTTATTCGCGCCGGGCAAAAGCAACAATTCGGGGATTTTTACGGCCTTGCTCACCTGCGCGATGCTATATGCCGCGCCGCCGTTGAGCGCCACCGTCATGCCTTCCACTGATGCCGTAAAGGTCGGCGAGACGATCTCGTCGCCATTGTTCAAAACTGCCGTCGTGCCCGCGCCGCACGAAGCTGTGCTCTCAGTCTGCGCGTATTTGTACGGGTCGCACACCGCTGTGATTTCAAACGTGCCCGCACCGTATTCCTTCGCGCCCGGCGCACAGGCGATACGACCCAAATAATAATGGTCCGGGTCGTCGGGCAGCGTAATCGGCAGGCGTTTGCCATGCACCGCAGACGCAATCTGCGAGCACACCGAAAGCCACTCCGATGCCGAAGCGCCGCGCCGTTTGAACGTCAGTTTGAGCGTGCGCAGCCCATACACCGGGCGACCCGTGACGACCTCGGACAGGTCGATGCTGCCGTTTTCGAGCGGCAGCTCCTGATATTTCGTTTTGACCTCCGGCATTTCGAGCGAAAGATCCGTCAAGATCATGCCAAAGTCCGTATACATATCGTTTTTGCCGATGAGCACGCCCATCAGACCACTCCCCTTTCGCGCAGAACTGCCGTGCCGCCCTGCCGCTTGTCCACTTCCGGTGCAAGTGCACGACCGGCTTCACGCGGGTCGAACACCGCGTTCACCCACAACTGTATCCGGCTGATCGCGTCCGCCAGCATCGCTGCAAGCTTTTCGTCGCGCGGAGAGCCGCCGGTGAGCATCTGCAAAATTTCGCGCAGAATCGTCAAAATTTCGCGTAGAATCGTCAAAATAGCGTGCAACTCCGTGACGGGCATACCGTCCGTTTGCTGCGCGTCATCCACAACCGAGCGGATCATGTCCATCAGCGTTGCAGCGCCCGAGACAACCTCGGGGCCCGCTTCGCCCGCGCCAAGCAGAGAGCCGCCCGCCGCGCCGAAGATTGTCGGATTATTCAGCAACATCGGCGTGTTCATGGCTTTTTTATACCAAGATATGCCAAAATGCGGCACACGCGGCGGCACAAGGCTAAAGCTGCCCGTAATGGAGATGTGCGGAAGCTTTAGCCTTGGCAAACTCCATGAGAAATTGAAAAAGCCCTTGATCTTGTCGATCGCGTTGCGCACCGCGTCCCGCGCCGCATTGATCGGCGTTTCGATACCCTTTTTAATGGCGTTAAAAATTGACGTGACTGTCTCCTTGGCTGCCTTTATCGGGTTTTCGATCGCTGTTTTTACCGCCGAAAACACCGCCGTCACCTTGGATTTGATCGCGTCCACCACCGTGCCGATCGTGGATTTTATGCCGTTGATGATATTTGAAACAGAGGATTTGATTGCATTCCAAATTTGCGTTGCAAAGTTACCAATCGCTGTCCATCCGTTATTCCAAAGGTCAGCGAGCCCGCCGAGGAATATTTGTCCGGCATTGAGCAGATTTTCGCCGAATGCATTCCAGTCGCCGTTGAGCGCTGCCGTGAACGCAGAGAACAGTGACGAAATGACGCCTGTCACCGTCTCGAATACTGTTTGCACCTGCATCCACACCGCATTGATAAATGTGCCGTCCGTCTGCGCTTCGTCCACAAGCCATTTGATTGCGTCCGCAATGCCCTGTATCGCACCGGCAATGGTCTGCGCAATCGTTGCAAGATATGTTGCCGCATACTCCCATACGGCAGAAAACAAACTTGTGCCCGACTGATTATCCGCGAAGAATGAGCCGAATAGAGAGGATAAACCCTCCAATGCCATGCCGATTACATCGCCCACCGCGCTGAAAGCGTCCTGCACCGCTGTCCATGCAGCATTGATTGCCGTGCCGTCTGTTTGCGCTTGCTCAACAAGCCAGCCGAGTTGGTCGCCGACCGCCAGAAAAGCTGTACCGACAATACCGCCTACATAAACCACAGCGTCTCCGATTACTGTACACACTCCGGCGATAATATCACCGGCAACTGATACTGCGTCTGCAATACCGTCCCAGATGCCGCCCCAGTCTATTTCTGCGTTGCTCAAAGCGCTGCCAATCGTGCCGATTGCATCTTTGACCGCACCCAAAACATTCTCTATCGCTTTGGCAGCATTATCAAAAACGTGCATGATGTTATCCGCAAGCCCCTGCGGCACATTCAGACCGCTTACAAGGATCGTCTGTATACCGCTGAGCGCCGACTGCAACAATGCCGGTGCCAGTTCGACCAGACTGCCCGCAAACGCTTGCAGCAGTGATGCGGCAGCCGACGCCATACTGGGCAGGATCGTCATCACGAGCTGCGGGACGGCCCGTGCGACCACGGGAGCCAAGCCCTCGACCAGACTGCCGATACCGCCTAAAATCGTTTCTACGCGCGGCAGAATGTTCTTTGCGGCTATTCCCACACTGTCGACAAAGTTATCCATCAGCCCACCGAAATCCTGTGTATCGTCCGCAACGCCTACGAGCAGGTTTTTCCATGATGCTTTCATCATGCCGACAGAGCCCTGAATGGTCGTACTGGCTTCCTTCGCTGTCGTGCCTGTGATGCCCATTTCCGTTTGTACGATGTGGATCGCTTCGGTGATGTCCGCAAAGCTATCTATCGACAGATCTGCCATTTCGCCATTCGCCTGCTTCACCTTGTTTGCATCGGCGATAAGGCGCTCCATTTCCTCTTTTGTGCCGCCGTAGCCCAGCTTGAGGTTATCGAGCATCGTATAGTTCTGCTTGGCGAATCCCTGATAGGCGTTTTGAATGTCCTGCATATTGCTGCCCATTTTATTGGCGTTATCGGACATATCCACAAGGGCTTGGTCGGCATATTCCGCCGCTTTTTTTGTGTCCTTACCCACGCTTTGCAAAAGCGACGCGGAAAAGCTCGTCACTGTCTCCATGTACTCGTTTGCGGAAAGACCGGCCGTCTGAAACGCTCGGTTTGCGTTTTGCAGCACTTTGTCCGACGCATTTCCGAACAGCGTCTCCACACCGCCGACAAGCTGCTCATAATCCGCATACGCATTCAGCGCCGACTTGCCGACCGCCGCCACCGCCGCCGCAGCTGCACCGAATCCCACGGCTGCGGCTTTCGCTGCGGCTGTAAACGCCTTGCCGATAGAGCTTGCCGCAGACTTTAATCCGCCCGCGAGCGCGTTGCCCATCTTTTGCCCCGACTCTTTGCCGCTCGTCTCGACTGCCGGGGCTAAACTCTTTGAGAGTTGCGCTTGTATACCCTGCATTGAGGGTACGATCTGCACATACGCCTTTGCAATTTCAGTCGCCATTTGCTTCACCCCCTAACCGCTGCCATGCGGCTTTAAAGTCTTCCGGCGTGCGGTAGCCCGTCACTTCGTCGTGCGTTTGCGGCACTTCCGTAAACGCGGTCAAAAACGATTTGGGGCGGTTTTTGCCGGTCTGCGCCGCCTTCGTTTTTGCCCATGCTAAAAAATTAAGCGCGTCAGCTATGGACGCCAAAAGCAAGGTGTCCGTCGCTGCACGCGCTCCTGATAACTTTATTTTGATCCTCGAATCGTCCCGTAAGCCCGCCGCGAGCGTCGCCAGCATGGGCACCGGCAGCGCCCGCAGGTCAAACACCTTGTAGGTTTCCGCCATGTCGCAGATCAGGGCGTTCTTGTCCGTCGCGATCATGCGGGCAAGGACGATCAGTTTTTTCCCGCGTCTCCGATCGCGTCCATGACCTCGCGGATACAGCCCGAAACGGCTGTGATATGCACTCGTCCGTCATCGCCACGTAGGAAGTCATAAAGGCGCTTTCTCTGCTCCTTGCCGAACAGCATCACGCAGACGTTGGAAAACGCCAGCGGATTGTCGTTCATGGTCTCCGCCAGCGCGTCAACAAATTCCATATCCTCCAGCACTCTGCCGTCAATTTCAAATTCGAAGCCGCCGCTTGTCTTGCCTTTAATCATGATCTACCTCCTTATGCCGCTGCCGGCTTGCTCATATACTCGTAATGCGTGTTGCCTGCGCTGTCCGGCACGGCGGTCACGGTGACCTCGTAGCCTACGGCGCTTTCGTCCGCATACGTCACGTCGCCCACCTCGGTGATTGTACCGTTCGGAATGACGACGCGCTTCAAAATTCCGCCGCGCATAATCATGTCGATAACCCACACGCCAGCGGCGAGCTCCTTGCCGTTTGCTTTGACGGTCAAGCCGTTTTCAAGATCGCCGGTGACGTTCTCATCGAGATACACCGCTTTCAGCACGTCGCTGTTCAGCGCTTCAATGAGCGTAAACGAGAACTTGTCGGTCTTCTCGTTCTGGTAGGTCAACACGTTGTCGCCGCCCCACGCTTTGATGTTGCCGCTTTGCGGAGAGTTGGAGTTCACCACGCCTGCGTCGGATGCGTAGCCGAGATTTTTATACGCTTCGGTGAGCGCGGTTTTGGCGTCGGTCGGCAGCGCCGTGCCAAGCGGTGCGCGGTAGATCGCGCCGCCTACCTTCGGCTTGCCTGTGCTTACATTGGTTGCTGTGCTCATTATTCATGCTCCTTTCACTCGTCAAAATAAACGAGATCGTACACCGCCTGGTAGCGGTATCGTTTTGTCGTCGTGTCCGTAAAATTGTAATCGCTGTTAAGCCGCGATGCGCTGACGGAATCCAACTCCACGGCGCTGTCCATGGCGGCTTTCACGCGCTCATTGAGCCTTGCGGCTTCATACATGGACGGCGCGTAGGACTGGATCGCCAGCATCGCGCGGTCAATGCGCTCCTCGCGGCTGCTGCCCGTTTTTTCGAGCAATACAAAGCTTTTTGACGAGTTTGCCGGGACTTCCAGCACCACCGGCACCGAAAGCTTTTCCGCGAGATAGTTTTTGATGATGACTTCGATCATGCTTTCTTCCTCTTAGGCGGCGCTTTGACAAATTTCTTCGAGCCGTCCTTATTTGTACGGAAGTACCCGCCGACGGCTTTTATCATCGCGTTGTTTTCCATGTTCATCTCCATGGCTTCCGGGTCGGTGGTGAAAACCGAGACGTTCGCGCGCGTCTTGCCGATATGCGTGTCGGTCTCGAACTTGTCGCCGAGCGTCGCCCGGATGCTCTCCGCAGGCTCCTTCAGCGCCGAGATGATCTCCGAAGATTTCAACAGCGCCTGTATGCCGCTGCTGTTCAGCTCGATCTTCACTTTAGCCATACCGTTCCACCTTCACCTTTTTGTTCCATTGCAAAGGAATCATCGCTTCGATGCCTTCCGTCACGTCTCCGTATGTGCGAAACCGCTGCCCGAAAAACTCAACCGTCACGTCGTGCCAGTCGTGCGCGTCGCCTTTTGGCAGTGCCAGCGTGTACGCGAGCCGCTTGCCGTAGAGTTGCAATTCGTTCACAAGGTCTTCCGCTGTCGGTTCGCCGACGAGCACGTTATGCACCGCTTCCGGCTTTTCTTCAAACACCGGCGCGCCGAACGCGTCCTCGCCGGTCTGCTGCTTTTGGTACAGTGTAACGTTAATCCCGCGTATCATCGCATATTCCCTCCAAAGGGCTGCGGGCGCCGATGCGGTCCCCGACGCCGAGCAGCTTCTTTTCGAGTTTTGAGAGATACAGCTCGCCTGCGCTGCCGCTGCCCATCGTCCAGCTCTGGGAGTAGCCCATGGCGCTCACCGAGCCTTGCGTGGATCCGAGCGGATAAAGCGGCGCGTCGTTCCCGCCGCCGTCGCCCAGAATGCGCCGCACCATGCGGCAGGAAACGAGCTTTTTGCGGTCCGCGTCCGCCCCGGCGTTATACGCGTCGATGATGACCGCCGCTTCCTCCAAAAGGGATACGCAGCGGTCTTTTTCATCGTCGCTTAAATTATCGTCGTTTAAATTTCGGAATCCCGCCGCGACGTCCTCAGCTGTTGCGTACAGCATCTTAGCCCACCGCGGTTTCGGTGCGCTTAATGTACAGCGTCTGCGGCTTGGATACCGTCAGGCCATAGACTTTACGACCCTGCACCGCGCTGGCACCGATGAACTTGCCGGAGCCGTTGAGGTCCTGCAAATGCACGGGCACCTGCCACTCCATCACGCGGTGGCACCAGTTCGGGTGACCGGCGATAAACTCCGTAGTTGTCTTTTTGCTCGCGACGCGCGTCGTGCTCTCGAAATCCATGTTGTTGGACTCAAACACGTTAAAGCCCGCGATGCGACCGATCACACCCTGCTGCACGAGCGTCTGGGAGAGGTCTCCCTGCTTGATATAATGTTCGTCCAGCATGAGGACTTCGAGGTACTCCGGCGACACAATGAGAAAACGACCGTCGGCGGGTACGCCTTTGCGGCTCAATACGCGCTTTGCTTCGAGCGCGAACTTGTATGCGGTGGTCTCGGTCGCAGCTGTCTTCGTGGCGCTGACCGTTGCGCCGGAAGCACCCTCGAGCGCGTTGATAGACGCCTTGTCGATAGAGAGCGCCAGCGAATAGCCTGCGCTGTCCAGACGCTCCGCCACGATGCCGTCCGGCACGCTCGCAGCATCAAAGCCGTCGATGAGCTCGTTCACGGCCTCATCATGATCGATGGAAAGATCGATATACGCTGTCGAGCCTTCGGAAGCGTCCACGCCCTTCGACTTGTTGTAGGTCTTCACCGCCACCTCGGTGTCGCGCACCGGGATTTTTACTTTGCCCGCCTTCGGGTCGCCCTCGTAGCGGTTGTTGAAAATGAGATTATCACGGGTAACAAGCTGGCTGCGAAGCTTCGCGTCTACCAGAGTTGCCCAGCGTTCCTGATTTGTGTGTGCCATAAGATTTCTTTCCTTTCGTAAACAAAATTAGATTTTCAAAGACGGGTTTAAAGCGCCGAACGCCGCTGCTACGCCGTCGCTTTCGGTGCCGCCGCGTGCACCGGGTTCACCGCCGTCTTTCACGGCGGGATAGCCGCTCGGCTTCGCGAATTTCAAGATTGCGTTCGCCTGCGCGGTGCAGGCTTCTTCCGTGTCGCCGCTCAAAAGCTCTGCCGGCACACCGGTAGCAGCGGAGACTTTCTGACGCACCGTGCGCAGCTGCTCCGCCTTTGTAAAAGCATCCACCTGCTTCTGCAAAGCGTCCGCCTTCTCATTCGCCTTTTGCAGCTCGGTCTTTCCGGCTTCTTCCGCCTCGTCGAACTTCGCCGCTTTCGCTTTCAGCGCTTCATAGTCTGCGTATTTGCCGCGCTCCCTCGTCAGCCGGTCCTGAATGATCGCGTTCATTTCCGCCTGCGTAAAGGTGCGCTGCTCGTTTTCCTGCGTTTCGGCCGCAGTGCCGTTCGTTTCCTGGTTCACAGTTTCTGCCATTTTGGTTCTCCTTTCCGGCTTTTCCGCAGCCGTCGCGTAATTTTAGGTATTTAGGTATGAAAAAAGCAGCCCGGCGCATAAGCGCTAAGCTGCTTTATCAACTGTGTTTAATTTTTACGTTCAGCAAAACTCTACGGTTTTTCCTGTAAAACTGTCATGGCTTCTGATCGTCGCCCAACATGGAATGGAATTCAACTGAAACGGATATTCCACGCCGTCAATAATTGCAATTCCTCTTTCTGCTACAGGTAGGAATTCATAATCCCTGTCAAGAACAAGTACGCGAATGTCCGTAGGACCGGCTTGAAAGTCATCAATGATTTTGTATTCTTTTTTCATTCTTTTTGACCCTCCTTACCGTTAAGACGTTCTTTCAATCGTTCTTCATAATTTGCAAGGTTTTGCTTGGTAACATTTGTTTCCTCTATCGGTATTTTATATCTTTCAGCAACGGAAATCAAGTACTTTTGCGCATCGATTTCTCTGCGAATTAACATTTCCTCTTGAGAATACTCCGCAAACATATTTTTACGATCCTGCAAAGCATGATACATTTCTTCCAGCACATCCGATACGGTTGCATCATCACGAATAAAAGCAAAATTGCCACCCATAAAGTAGGAAGCATATGCCCCCTGTTTTTCAAGATGCTTTACCGCTTCTTCACCTCGAATAATAAGACCGCCGTGCTTCAAGAAGTCCTTTGTCAGTTTGTTGTAAGTCGGCTTGTCAATGATCTCTTGACCCTGCTCACCTGTCTTTCGACGACGCTGCTCCGCATACGCCGCCCTTTTCTGGGCATTGATGCGCTCGCGGTTTTCGGCGTAGTGGATGCGCCTCAGCTCGTTTACGTCGCTTCCGGCGTCGCGGTAAGCCTTGAGATATGCGTCGGGGTCATAGCCCTCTACATTTACCTCCGGGTCAAACCGAATAGCGTATGTACAGTCGCAGTTCGCGTGGATATGCTCTGCATGCCCGTTTTTTATGGCTTTCTTACTCGCCTTCTGCCACCCGCGTGACGCCAGCGTCATGCAGAACGCGCAGGTGTCGCCGTTCGGCACCCATGCAAATTCGGCGCCGTCGCGCAAAGCGTTTTTCAGCATCGTGTCGGCTCCGGCACGCTTTACAAGGCGGCTCACCCCGCTTTTGAGCTGCGGCGTGCTGGTTTTTGTCGCGTTGACCATGCGTGCCACTTCGCCGTACTCGGCGGTCTCTGCGGGCTCTGCCGCAGGCACGTGCGCGCCCTGAAGCTCTGCGAGCGCGTCATACATTTCGCTCGCAAGCGCTGCGCTGCCTTCGCCGTACTTCGTCACAAGCCCATACGCAACATCTATGAGCTTCTGGCTGTCAGAAACGCCGTACTGATCTACATACGCCTGCATACAGTTTGCAACCGTGGTGTTTAACCGACGCAGCTTGCCTATGTAACTAAGCCATGCTTTCGACGGTATCTGCTTCATCGTTCAACTCCATCAAAAGCTGCTGTCCGCGCACGCGCTGTTCCTGTGACTTGATGCGGCGGATGTCGGCCTGGTCAAAGCCGATCATCTCCAAAAACGTATCGGTGCTCGCAAATTCCTGCCGTGCCGATGCGATCTTGATCGCTGCGTCCGCCGTCACCGCCACGCTCGGCATCGCCGGGTTCTTAAAGTGCGCCATGATGCCGCTTTCTTCCTCCGTCAGCTCGTCGAGCGTCTTATTCTGCGCAATAGCCTGCGCCATGCACGCAATCGTCCGCAGCGCGTCGCCGTTGCCGGTGTTGAGCTGCTGGGCGAGCAAAACGAGCGTCTGGCTCTGCGCCAAAATCGCGTCGCTGCTCGTGGGGTTCGCGTCGTTGATGATGCCCACGTCCGTCACGGTCAAGCCGGTCGCCGCCGCAAACTGCGTGGCGGTCATGCGCATCTTTTCCACATGGGGCGAAAGACTGCCCTGCGCAAGCTGCCCGAATACCGGGTTTTCGCCGGTCTCGGGGTTGCTGGTCGCCGCCAAAAGGCTGCCCACGTATTGCTTGAATTTATCCGATACAATCGCGTCATACTGGTCATCCGTCACGCCCAAAATGTACTTCTGCGGGGTCGTGTCAAACTCAAGCGCGATCGTCGCGTTTGCCACTGTGCGGATATAATCGTCGATCAGCGTGCGAATGGGCTTTTTCAGCCGAGAGCGCCCGAACGGCTTGCCGCTCGTTGCACTCCAGATCATCGGCTCCATCAGCGGACGACCCATGCGGTGCATCATGCGCTGCACGCGCCAGCCGTCGCGCTCACGGTGCAGCACCAGCACCGCGTCATCGGTATACATGTTGACGAGCTTCGGCACCCACTCGTTGCTGTATTCCTCGTCCGTTATCGTGTCGATAATGGCAAGCCCACAATCGATGCGCCCCTTTTCTCCGTTCCAAAGTGCCGCCGCAGTCGCCGGTGAATGAAACCGTATCTTGCAGCCGATGTCTGCATCGGCGGAAAGCGTCGCGACCACGCAGCCGTATTTTAGCTCGTCGCGGCACGCCTTACCGTACTCCGCGATGAGCCTGTTATCCTGCACAAGTTTGGAAAGCCCATCCAATCTGCCCCCTGTGCCGACAAATCCGTCGAACATACTGCGGGCGGCAAGCACGTCCACCGCTTTCTGTCCCCAGTTGCAGCCGACCTTCAGCTTGTTCAAACCCTGCGGCAAAGCGATTCCGAGATTCACGTCGCTAAGCTCGATATGTCCTTCGTAATATTTGTCTTTCGTGTCGTTCTTGCTCTGGTGATAGGCAAACACATTTTGCAGTTCGATGAGTTTCTGCTGTTCGTCTGCGCTCAAGCCCGGCACCGTGCCGATATTTAAAGTTATCATCGTCTCACCTCTATCCAATTCTCATTTTCCGCGTCGGGTCACGCTTACTGGTCTTCGCACCCCAGAGTGCCAGGGCGCAGGCTTCCACGGGTAAGCTGTTCTCGCCGCCGAAGCCGTACCCTCCGCCGATTGGGCGCTTGACCGCCGTCACGGCGCTTTCGTTCAGCGCCTCCTGCGGCTTGTACCATGTCAGCGTGTTTTCGTTCACGGCGTTTGTAAACAGCCCCACCGCCGCGAGCACGTCTTTCACGCCCGGGCGTATGACGGCGTTTTTCGCCCGCCAAACACCTTTGATGCGCTCGACCAGCACGTCCACCCCGTTGCGCCCGTCGATGACGACGCAGCTCGCGCGGTCGTACCGGGCGGAAAGCCAGTCCACCAGCCAAACAAGTCCGCGCCCCGAGGGCTGCATCTCGATGAGTGACACGCGTGCCGGTCCCTCCTTTGGAATCACCGCGCCGCATAAACACACCGCCGAACCGTCTGCCGCAAATTTCACGCCGTAGGCGGTCTTGCCCTCGGGCTTTTCATCAACGCTCGCGCAGGCTTCCCATGCTCTGCGGTCAATGGCATAATCCAAATTTTCTGCCGCCACTGGGCTCCACCACCCGAGGCGTTCTCTTGAAAACGTATCCGGGTCCAGCTGCTCCGCTTCGCCCTCGATCGTCGAAAACTGGATGCGCCGCCCGAGCGCCGGGTTTGTTGCCGCCCAGCGCCGCGGGTCTTTCACATCGCCAATCTCCGGCACGGAAAATTCAAACCATGCTGCACGTTTTGCCTCACCATCCAATGCACGCTGACGCAAATTGCGGAACACCGTGCCCACGGCATCAGGCCCCGGCGGCGTGCCGACGTAAACGGTCTGCGGATTCAAGCTTGCGGAAATCGCCGGCAGAAATGAGCCTTGCGCAGTCTCGTCTAGCTCCTGCGCTTCGTCGAAAATGAGCAAATCGCCGTGCTGTCCGCGTCCGCCGTTGCGGGTTCGCGCCAGAAACTTGATGCGCGCACCGCTTTTCAGCACGATCTGTTCGCGCCCGAGCGCCGTTTTGATCTCGGCAACATACCGCCTAAGCTTCGGGTGCTCGAAAAAATCGCGCATTTCTTCAAACGTCTCCGTCGCGGTCTTTTGCAGATGCGCCGTGTAGATCACCGTCTCGTTAAACATCAGCATACCGGCTTCCGCGCGCCCCTGTACCAAAAGCGATTTGCCGTTCTGCCGGGGCACGCTGCCGCCTGCTGTGGGGGCTGCCCATTTTCCGGACGGTGTGCGGCCCAGCCAGTCATCCATGATGTCGCTTTGCCATGGGTCGAGCACCGTGCCACCGACACGCAGCAGCTTCACCGCGTCCATGCCGTCGCTCGTCGCATACTCAGGCGCGATTCTTTCGGACGGCTCCTGGCTTCCCATCGGCTTCGCGGCTCGTGAGGATTTCGCTGATCTCGTCGCCATCGGCGCTCACCCCCTCTATTTCTTCGATCTCCCGTATCGTTTCCCGGTACTGCTTCGCCATAGCCGGAAGCGCCTTCGGGTCTATGCACTCATCGATCGCGGCGGCGAGCACTTTTGCAAGCTCCTTGAGCTGCTCTATTCGGCTGCCCTTTGCCGTGATGCTTTTCATTTTCATGCCACTGCCACCCCTTTCAAAAATACCCTGTGTGTAAATCGGCGCTGGACGACGATGGGTCGCCAGTACGGGCTCAGGGGTACCCTCCCCACTCTCGGCAAACTTACCAGTTTCCGTCACTAATTTTTGGGTATATCTTTTTCTCTTTCTTTTCCTCGAACAGATATCCTGCTTTTGCGCCCTTCTGCTGATTGCAAAAATAATGCGCCGCTTGCAGGTTTGTCCAGTCCTCCGCCGCAGACCGCGCCGAAGCATAGCCAAATTCGCGCCAACGTGCTACGGGTTTAATTTCATCGACCACAAACGAAAGCGGATGCTGCGCGTTGCTCGGCTCATCGTAATGTATCGGACCGAACCGTCCTTTACATATTCCGCATGGCGCGCCCATGGCTTTCAGCCTGGCACGGTGTTTCCTGCGCAGTGTACCGTTTGCATATCGCGGGTTACTCATCTCCGCACCCGCTCCCCAAACCGTCTATGCGGCCCTCTGCTGCGTTTTCACTCTCAACAGGTGAAACTACCATCGCACCGTCCGAAATCGCCGTGTAGGGGCACACAGAGAGCATACAGAAGCATGTGCCGTCTAAGCATTCCGCCCAAACGCATTTGCAGCCCCTCGGGCACACCCGGTATTCTCTTTTCACGTGCACCCCTCCTTTCGGTTTCGGGCATAAGAAAAGCACCCACGCCGAAGCGCAGGTGCTCCTTGTAGACTTCCTCAATTATTATTATAGGCGAACAAAACGAACAAAACGAACAAACTCAAAATTTTTTTGAAAAAATTCTGCTGAATTCCATTCGCAGTGCATCTGCGGATTTTGAATCATTCAGCGCTCGTCTGACCACGTTCCACCTCGTCCCGTACTTCATAACACATCGGGCGAGCTTCTGCGGGCGGTAGGCAAGCCTGCCCACAAACGCTTCGACCTCCGCCTTTTGCACTTCAAGTTCCCGAATGCGTTCCGCGTGTTTCGGGTTCGGCAAGCCCTGCACGGTAACGCTGTGCAGGTTGAACGGGAACTCGTCCGCGCTTGCCTGCACCACGTCGCTGACCGCCGCGCTGTCCTTCGCCTTCAGCTCTTCGATTTCCGCGCAGATGTCGGGGTATTGCTCCAAAAGTTCTTTTGTCATCGCATCTCCTCCTTTTTTGCATCACATCGCCACAAACGCCACCGCCGCAGCGATGCCCACTAACCCAAGCACCACCATAGCTTTTACACAACGCTCTAAGCCGGCGATATTGTCCGCTGCGTCGTACTCCCGCGACTTGCGCATCATGATACACTCCGTGAGCACCGCCGCGATTACGAGCACGACCAAGATGATTTTAGTCACTATTCCACGCCTCCTCTGTCCCATCTCCATTTTTGTCCTCTCGTGCAGACCGTGCAGCGCAAATCGTCCATTCCGCACGGATTGTTGTAAAGGCATGTGTCACAGTCTCGCTGCCGCTCGAGCACCTTATACGCCGCTCGATACAGCCTCTCGGTTTTTATCGCCTCCCGAATAACCGCGCACCCATGCACGCCGCAGTTATGCTCATGCCCGCAACCAAAGCAGCACAAGGAGCCTACCAGCGAGCCGGTCTCCGATCCCATGCGCTCAAGCGCCTTGATGAGTTCATCTGTTGTCACGTCTGATCTTCCTTTCATGTTTTCTTTTCACAGCCTGCCGCACTTCGTGATAGAAGTACAAAGCGTCCATCGCTTTTGCTTTTCGCTGAAGCTCATTTTCTCTCTGCCGGCAGTAGTCGCGGTACCGCTCGCAAACGCTGTGGCAAGTTCCGCGCTCATCGGCGTATCTCCCCGGGCACTCCCTCGGGCAACAGGTCAGGTTCATGGCTTTCCCTCGCTTTCGATTTGCTCCAGCCCGCAGATCAGCACGGAGCCGTCGTTTTTCCTGTCGGTCAACTCTGCCTGGTAAAAGTCGCTGCCGGTCTTACGGTCTCTGCGGAAGATAATCGCCGTCAGCTCGTAGGCGCTGCCGCTGTACTGCACCGTGCGGTTCATGTGCCGCTTAACTTCCCGCAGCTCCATCACAGCTCCTCAATGCGGATGTAGATGCCCGGAATCTTCGCCCAAAACTTTTCGGTGATCTCGGATGCCACCAGCGCATCGTCTTTCCAGAACCCCTGCTGCGTCATAACGTCCTTGAGCAGCTTTTGCAGGTTGTCCGTGTCGGGCTTCGATGTGCGGTACTCTCCGTCCGCATGTCTGCCGTTTGGGAAGCACCACTTCGTCGTCAGCCGTACGCCGCCCGTGAACGGGCTTTCGGGTCTGTGCCTGCCGATGTAAGCGGCGAGCTTCTGTCTGGCGGCTTTCAGGTTATCGTCCTCGTAGAACTTTCGTGCCGACCAGTTCACGCGCTTCTCCTGATGCGTCACCGTCGGCGGCACCATCGGTACAAAAAACTCCAATGTCATTTTTACTTCACCTCGTTAAACTGCTGAATTTTTGCTTTTGAAGAAAATTTGCTTTCGTCAAGGGTAGGGGAAGAAGTCGTGTGGGGGAACCTCATGACCCCCACACTTCTTCACCCCTTGACCGTGAGAGGAAGTGAAACGGATATATATACGTAGTATATATAGGTGTGTCCGGGACGGGGACAAAGTCGAGAAATTGTCCCTGTCCAAGCTGTATTTTTTGTATAGAGACAAAGACAAAATCGAGAAATTGTCTCTGTCCAAGCTGTATTTAAAATATACAAGCAAGGACAAAATCGAAAAAATGTCTGTCCCTCACAGGGTCAAACTCGAGGGACAGTTGTCCTTGTCCCTGTCCCTGTAATTAAAATACATTGAACTCGAATGGTTTTTAGCTGTTTTTTGCAGATGAAATAAATAAGTTACGCTTATTTTATTCCTGCTTCACCCTCTGAAATCCAGTACTTCTTCGCTTCCTCCAACCTACGCCGCACCGTTTTTTCGCTCACGCCGAGGTACTCGGAGAGCTCCTTAACGCTCGCCTTGCCGCCCTCGCCCACCGCTTCAAACGCCGTGTCGAGTGATGCTTCACGCTCTTTTTTGCGCTCCTGCGGGGTCTTCTTGCGTCCGAAATTCTGCTTCCATCCGGTGCCCTTCGGCGTGGCATTTTCGGCTTGCAGGTCGAGCAGGATGCCCGTTTCGTCCGCCCGGTGGATCGGATAATCGAACCAAAAGTTCTTCGGCGCGAAGCGCGGAAACTCGCGCAGCGTGCCTTCTACACGCCATGCGGACTTTGCGTTTGCAGCTGTACGCGCCCTTGACACATCGCCGAGCATTAAGTTGTATGACGCTTCCCGCAGGTGCTTTTTGCACAGCGCCATCATCTGCGTCGCGCTCAGTCGGTCATCGTCTCCGGCTTCGTCCGCCTTGCGGTAGCGCGTCAGCCAATCGAGGCACACGGCGCACACCGCGCGGTTCTCCTGCTGCTCCTTGATGCCGTCGGTCAGCTCCAGCTCGATAAGGTCGATAAGCGCATCCGGATCGCGTGCAAACACACCGGAGCCGGACGCACGGTCCATGCTCTTTTTGCCGCCCTGCCCGCCTTTTGAATGGTGGTGGCAGTAGATCACGGCGCAGCCGAGCTCCGTGCACACCTTGTCGAACTGGTTGCAGAAATGCGCCATCTGGTCGGCGCTGTTCTCGTCGCCGGTGATGACTTTATAGATCGGGTCAATGACGATCGCCATGTAGCTCTTTTTTGCGGCGCGGCGAATGAGTTTCGGCGCGAGCTTATCCATCGGTACGCTGCGCCCGCGCAGGTTCCAGATGTCGATGCGGTCGATGTGCTCCGGCGTAAAGCCGAGCGCCGTGTAAACGTCGCGGAAGCGATGCAGGCAGGACGCACGGTCTAACTCAAGGTTTACGTATAGCACGCGTCCCGCCGTGCAGGGAAACGAAAGCCACGGCTTCCCCTCTGCGATGCAGCAGCACAGCTCGATGAGTAAATACGATTTGCCCGCCTTACTGGGGCCCGCCACGAGCATCTTGTGCCCCTGCCGCAGCACACCTTCAATAAGCGGCGGCGCCAGCGCCGGCAGGTCGTCAAAGAATGTTGAAAGGTTTTCTTCGTCCGGCAGATCGTCGTTGACGCTCTCAATCCAGTCGCGCCATTCTTCAAACGAGCTTTTGCCGATGTTCGTGTCGACCAAAAACTGCTTGTGCTCCCCGCGCACCACGCCGGGCATACGCGAAAGTCGTGAAGGATTGCGATTCTGCTTATCGATGTCCAGTCCGTTTTTTGCACAGACCTTGTAAAGATAATCGACACGTGCGCGGTATTCCTCATAGCTGCCCGCATCAACGCGCACAATCGCGTGCAGACTCTTGCCGCCGCTGTACACAAGGCAGGCGACCGGCAGCTCCAATTCACGTATGACGGCGTTCTGGCTCGCGATATCCATGCTGTCGGATTCAACAAGCGCATAGCGGTATTCCGTGATATTCTCGTTTTTCACACCCTTGCCGTCTAAGGGATTGAAGCGGATCCACGCACCGACGGCGGGATTATAGTCGCCAAGCACCGCACCGAGGTCGTCGCCGCACTTATACAGCGCGCTGCATAATTCGCCTGCCGTTTGCGTGTAGCTGCCGCTTTTCGGCATGTACTTGCCGTCTTTCTCCCAGCTCTCGGTGACATAGCCCACCGTGTCCGTGCTGTCAAACAGCGTTTCGAGATACCGTATCAGCTCGGCGGCAGGCTTCCACTTTTCCGGCTCGTAAATGTCCTGCGCTTCAATCCAGTTCTTGTCCACCACAACAAATTCATCATGACGGTCGATCGTGTCGTTCCAATCGAGCTCATGGTCTGCTTTTGCGGGCTTGTAGCCGTTATCCAGCGCCATTTTGACGAGCGTCCCGGCGGTGATGCCTGTACCCGTAAACGTGTCCCATTTGCGCTCACATTCTCCCGGATGATACCGCTTTAAATCTCGGCGGCTCCAGGCATCCCAGTCCGAAGCCTTGTACCCCGCGTCCTTGAGCGCCATGCCGATGCCTGTCCACTCCGTATAATCGAGCAGAGCGGGGTCGATATAGTCGAGCAGCTCCAAGAGGTTCTCGTTGTTATACTCCATTTACGCCTCCGGTCTGAAGCTTTTCGGGTCAATGCCGTACGGTGTGCGCCAGTTGTTCGCGGCGATGCGGTCGATCATGCCGCGGGCGGTCTCGAACGACCATGTGCCCACATGCTGAAATCCGCGCCCCTCGAGGAATCGTATTTGCTTTGGCGTCGTCAGTCCTGCCGTGCGGCGCTTTTCGAGCTTATCGAGGATCTTCGCCGCCTTGCCTGCGTTGCCGATCTCATCGGGGAAAATGCCGAACTTTTGAAGCGCCGAGATTTGCTTTTCGCTCGGCGGCGACATCTCCCACCCGAACGCCGGCACATAGCCGGAAAGGTCTTCCGCTTGAATGGACATTTCAAATTGCAGCGGATCCACAAGCCTTTTCTTGCGGCTGCGCATCTCGTTAAGCTGCTTTGCAAGCGCTTCTTCGCGCTGCGCTACAACGTCCTCGGATGCCGTTTTCTCCGCTTCTTCAAGATCAACGGGTGCGCCTGCAGCTTCTTCCATGTTGCGCGTCATCTGCTGCGCGACTTCTTCATTTTCGCAGATGAGGTTCGCGGGGTGGCAAAGCTCGTGGCGTTCCGTGTGCCAGAGAAAATCCAGTAAAAGCAGGTGGTCTTTGCCGGGGTATAATCGCGTGCCCCTGCCCACCATCTGGCTGTATAAGCTGCGCACCTTCGTCGGACGCAGCACCACTACACAGTCTACGCTCGGGCAGTCCCAACCTTCGGTCAAGAGCATACTGTTGCACAGCACGTTATAATCGCCGCGATCAAACTGCTCCAGTATCTCCGCGCGGTCTGTGCTCTCACCGTTGACCTCCGCCGCACAAAAACCACGCTCGTTCAGAATATCCCGGAACTTCTGCGAGGTCTTCACAAGCGGCAGAAACACGACCGTTTTGCGGTCTCTGCAATACTTCATCATCTCGTCCGCAATGCCGTATAAATACGGGTCAAGCGCGGTGCCGAGGTCGGCGGCTTTGTAGTCGCCTGCTTGTACCGATACGCCGGAAAGGTCGAGCTTCAGCGGCACGGTCAGCGCCTTGATCGGCGTGAGGTAGCCCTCCTTGATCGCTTTCGGCAGCGTATATTCATAGGCAAGTGACTGAAACACCGCGCCTAAATTCTTCATGTCTCCCCTGTCCGGCGTTGCCGTCACGCCGAGCACCTTTGCGGTGCTGAAATGGTCCAGTACGCGCCGGTAGCTGTCCGAGATGCAGTGGTGCGCCTCATCGATGATGATCTTGTCAAAATAGTCGTAGTCGAACCCCGCAAGGCGTTTTTCGCGCATCAGGGTCTGCACGGACCCCACGACGATGCGGTACCAACTGCCGAGGCAGCTTTCCTGCGCTTTTTCCGTCGCGCACAAAAGCCCTGTTGCTGTGCGAATCTTGTCTGCCGCCTGTTCAAGCAGCTCACCTCTGTGTGCCAGAATCAGCACGCGGTCGCCGTCCCGCACGCTGTCCTCGGCGATCTTTGCAAAGACAATCGTTTTTCCGCAGCCGGTCGGCAAAACAAGCAGCGTGCGATCCACGCCGCACGCCCACTCATTTTCAACTGCCTGCCTTGCCTCCTGCTGATATGGTCTCAGCTCCATCAGAAGTCACCCGGTGTAAAGCTCGGTGTCGGCGCGGCGGGTGCCGTTTCCGGGTCTAAAAAGCGCGTTACCTCGTTTGATTCGTGTTCCCGGTTGTCCTTTTCGCTCGTCCATTTGCGGATGCCGATATGCGCACGGCCGCGTGCGCCGGGCACGGCAGCCCAGTTCATCTTAAGCGGCTGCCCGTGCTTGCGCTGCCCGATGCAGGTGAAGAATGCGCACAGCAAGCCCTCGCAGCGCGTGTGCAGCAAAAGGTTGTGCTGCACGGTGACCACGCCCTCCGGCGTCACCACGTCAAGGTCTAAGATCGCTTTCGGGCAAGGTCCGACCTTTGCACTGCCGTTATGGCGTGCGCGGGTCACTTTACTCACGGTAAAGCTGTAATCGCCCTCCGGGATAATTCTGAAATTGCTTTCGTTTTCTATGGTGTCTTCCCAGTCCATTGCTCTTTCGTTCGTTGTGTTTGCCATGATCTGTTTCTCCTTATACGTCAAACGGTAAATCTCTGTTGCTGCGGATTACTGAAAATACTTTCGGCCATGCGCCGATCAGCACGCCCTGCACGAACGCAGGGTCATAGCTCGAGATCGGTGTGTCTTCGGGATAATAGCCCTTCTGCCCGATCGCCATTTGAATTTCCTCTGCGGTTACGTGCTCCGGGCGCATGAGGTCTGCAAGCGCTTTCGGCACGTAAGACGGAATGCTGTACGCTTCTTCTGTCGGTGTCTCGTCCAATACGGCGTTCATCTGCTGCATCGGTACGGCTGTGCCGGTCGGTGTCGGTTGCGCTGCCTGTACCGGCTTGCCGCCGATGCAATGCGCGATCTGCGCGTACTCAAACGGCAGCTCATCCGCCAGACCGAAACGGTTCTTCGCGTCCCAGCACGGGTGATGAGACGTATACATGACGCGCTTGCCGCCCTGTGCCTTGAACTTCTGCCCTTTGTCGTCCGTCTGCACGGCGAACGTCTTGTAGTTCGCGAACAGCACCATGTCCGCCCATTCTTTGACGAGCGGCGAGATCTGGCTGCCGGTCTTCTTGCCGAGCTTCATCTCGTAGCGGTCATACGCCCCCATTTCGTCCGGCTGTTCAAATTTGCGCATTTGTGCGTGCGCGGTCAGCACAACGTGTACGCCCGCCTGCACGATTTCCTCCAGACTGTTGAGAAACCGCCCGAATTCCTCTTTTTCGTATACATAGCCGTTTCCGTAGCCGAAGTCTTCAATGCCCTTCTTCTGGTATCGGCTGCAAATATCGTCGATGCACAGCTGCTCCGCCCAGTCGATCGTATCGATGATGAGCGTGCCGCACACCTGCGGGTTCTGCTTGACGTATGTAAGCTCCTGCCTCAGCATCTCCCAGCTTGTGGGCTTGTCCATGCGGCGCACGTCCATATATTTCGTACTGCCCTCGGTGTCGATGAACAGCGGGTTCGGGAACTGCGCGGCAAAAGTCGATTTACCGATACCCTCCGGTCCGTAAATGACGACTTTTTTCGCCGATTCGATTTTGCCCGATGTGATATTCATTAGAATTCTCCTGCCTTCCATTCTTTTTTCTGCGGCACTTCGCCCTTGACATAGCCGTCTTCAATGATGATCGAGCACTCGCCGCCGGTGCTGACACGCGTCGCAATCGCCTGCAAGCCCACCTGCTCAAGCCATGTGCCGAAGTCCTGTAAGGTCTCCGTGTCCATCTGTTCAAGCTTATCGATAAGCACAAACCCGCAGTTCGGGTTCAGCTTGCGCACGATCGCGGTCGAGACCTTGAGCTGCTCGCTGCCGCTCATGCTGTCCCATCGGTGTCCGTTGTATGTCAGCTCACCGTTTTCCACGGATAAGCCCGGCAAAGGCAGCGACGCATTTTTCAGCAGGTCGATCTTCTTCTGCCGCACGTCGTTCAGCTTTGCGGTCATGGTATCGTACTCGGCGCGGTGCGCGTCCGCATCTTCCTCGGCTTTCTCTTTGTTGAGGTTCGTGCGCACCTTTTCGTTGATGACCTCGATGTCGCGAATATTCTGCTCGAGCTCTGCGGTCGATTCGTCGTGCAGATCTTCCGCGCTTTTCAGCGCACACTCCAAGTCACGTTCGGTCTTTGCAAGCTGCTGACTGTACGTTGCAAGCTCCGCGCGCAGGTCTTCCACTTTCTTCGTCAAGCGTTTGTGTTCTTCACTGATTAAAGTAACATTCATGCGCTTACGGTGGTTCTCACCGTTCTTCGCGAGAATCTCCTGCTGTGCCCGGATGAGCTCGCTTGCGGAGATCGGCTCTTTCGGTGCATCCGGGTAGTACGGCATTTCTTTCGCGAACTTCGCTTTCTGGTCGGCAATCTGCCCGATTGCGCGACGGCGGTTGTAGAGGTCGTTTTCCTGCACCTCGAGCTCCTTGAGCTGCGGGCCGACGCCGATGATCTTCAAAAGCACCTCGGCTTT